CAGTAATGTTTCAGGATAATGCAGATTCAAAAATTAAGTATAGGGAGTTCGAGTATATTCAGGGTCTAAGAGTTGTGGCAGAAAAAATGAATGTTGCAAACGCCTCATTTGATCTTATAGAATTATCTCCAAGACTTTCGGTTAACCTATCTAATCAAACAAAGTCTTTCTCTATTACAAAGAGTGCATCTGATCTTGGGATTAGCGGAATGCCAGTTGGACAACTTTTAGCATCTACAGGATCCCTCACTATTTTTGACATTGATGATGCCTTTAACCTAAACAATACAAAGAGCATTGTCCACAACTACCTAACAAGAAATATTCAGTTTAAATTTTATGAAGTTATTGTTGATGTAGCAGGGTATGATTATTACATACCAATTAAAACCTTATACTCAGAAGGATTTCCAAAGATAGATCATAATAGCAAAAAGGTGTCTTTAGAACTTAGAGATATGTTCTTTAGGTTTGAATCTATGACTGCTCCGCAGATGTTGACAACAAATACATCAGTTAGTTCTGCCGTATCTCTTCTTCTAGACTCAGTTGGGTTTTCAAACTACGCATTTAAAAGATTGCCGAACGAGCCAGAACTAATCATTCCATATTTCTTTATCCCACCAAATAAGACTGTGGCTGAGGTATTGCAGGATCTTGCAATATCTACACAAACAGCAATGTTTTTTGATGAGTATAATAATTTTGTTATGATGAGCAGAAACTATATCATGCCATCATTAAATGATAGAGCAACAGATATTGGAGTGTATGGCGTAGATGATCAGGCAGATACTGGGGTATTGGAAAATGAAACCACTAGATCTGTTCTATCAAATATTATCGGCGTGGCATCTCATGACAACTCCGTATATAATGGCGGAACAATCACATACGATGTAAGGTATATACAGAGATCGGTTGGATCCATAAAGCAAGCAAGTATGATAGATAACGATAAGGTTTGGGTATATAAGCCTGTGCTTCTTTGGGAAGTTAGTGGTAGCGAAAATACAAAATCAATTAACCAAGAGGTAGGCGCTCAGTCTAGTTATGTATTAAGTGCAATCCCAATGAACTCATCATTGTCTGACGCTGTTCCAACAGTATCGAACCATGTTGTTATAAATAACGTTATTGATTTAGGAGAGGGGGTCTACTGGATCCCAAGATATAATGGATATTTTTATGCAAATGGGGAGATTATAAAATTTGATGCAGTAGAGTATAATGTTGCTGGTGTTGGTAACGTATGGATTAACGGTGTAGAAGAATATCAAAACTACTTCTCAAAACTTCCTTTTAATGGAAAGATCTACCCAACTGGATTAGTCAGAATATATTCAGAACCCAACTACGAAACAATTAATGGAACTACACGACTTACTAACGGATCTGTAGCAAAACATGGTCGTGGTCAGTTTAACACAAAGATAGTATCTCACGATGCTGGAATAAACGAATACTGGACCAACGATAATAATGTTAGAGGTTGTGTCATGGACTCAGACTTACTATTCAATTCTGTAAAAGTTACTGCTGATGGAAAGGATTACCAGACAGCAAAAACATCGGGACTTACAACTTTAAAGGAGTTCACATTTGATTTAGAAGATGGCCCTGCTGGAATAAGTTTAGACACTGCAAAAAAGTCTTCACGTAATGGTATTATTAAAAACTTCTTATCTTCTTCTTATAAAAATGAAAATGATGTAAAGTCTTTGCTATCAACACAAAGTGGAACAATTCAGTCTTCCGCACTTGTATTTAACGGTCCAACCTTTAATACTGCTGAAACATCTGCAAACTATGTTTCATATGTTTACAAAAAACTAACAGATAGTTATAAGAGTTTTGGAACAAGGATGAGAATTGTTGGTAAAATTGAATCAAACAAGGATAAAACTCAAAGCATGGTTGGAGGAAGTCAATACTATACCGTTACGGGGCTAACCCCAGATACCGATATTTATGTTACTGGAGGCTCTGGCGGAATTGCTGTATTGCTAAATCCAGAAACAAACAACGGATATTACTTTGAAATCGGAGCACTTAGCACATACAAGGTTGACTCAACTAATACAAATGTAAACAATATATTCTTTTATAAAATTGCAAAAGAAGTTGGATCTTCAAATTCAGATAAGGCCATCCCAATTAAGTTGTGGGAAGGCTTAACAAATATAGTTGTTGATGATGGAAGATTTACTGGTCAATATAGAATGGTTGCGGAACAAACTCCAACAGTCTATGACTTAAATGTTGAGTATGAAAAAACTTCTAGCGGATTAAGGTTTTATCTATTTATAAACGGAAACCAAGTTGCAGTAGTTGACGACACAAGCCCACTGCCAGTATACTCAAATATGGCACTTTTTGTCAGGGGATCTGCAAAGTGTATGTTTGAGCACATATATGCTATTACAAATAACTATACACAAAATACTGCCTATTCTATAGATACACCAGTAAATAAGATTTATGCAGATAAGGAGATAGATACCAATGCTGCATTCTCTAAGTATGCTATGTCTGGAGTTGTTCAAGGGACATACTTATCAGGTATAAGTCCATACCAGCCACCAGAGCACAGAATGTATTTTGATGAATTTGGAACAATCATGAGAGAGGCAGCGCTATTTGATGTTAAGTATGACAAGGCTTGGCCAGCACTTTTTGCAAAGATGTCGCCTACTTTTAATAGGCTAAAGGGATACACTGTATCTGGTTTCCGTGCAGGGTCCTATGGTGCAGAGTTTATGGTTTTTAATGCTACAGATACTGCACTTAGTTTAGACGAAACAACTGGAAACTATCTTAGGATTCAAGGAATTACATTTACTCAAAATTCTCAAAACGATTTAACTGTAGATTCTTATTTTTCTAAAAATAGCGACTTTTCAAATCCAGAACTTTCTGGAACAACAGTTCTTGTTTCTCCAGAAAAAACCAAACAAGAGTATCAAGACATTAAAATAAGCAGAATGACACATGGTAAAAAAGAATTCTCATTAAACGTTCCATATATACAGACGCAGGATGATGCTAATAGTTTAATGGGCTGGATGATTAAAAAAATTATGAAGCCTAGACAGTCCATTGGCTTACAGATTTTTGCAAACCCAATGATTCAACTTGGAGATATTGTAGAGGTATCATACGTTAAAGACAATATTGATATTTTAGGATCACTTGATAAAAGGTTTGTAGTATACAATATAGAATATAGCAAAGATGAGTCAGGCCCATCAATGTCGCTATACGTTAGTGAGGTATTGTAATGGTTGAAGCAACACCCAATTTGCCAGTCCCACCTCTTACTACGCCTCCAGAAATGCCAGTAAAAGTTGCAACACCAGACCTCCTAATATTTAGAGACGAAGTTTTGCCTATTGAAATAATGACAGATTTAATTTTTGAAGATATTGGTGGACAAGAGTTAATCAATATAGCAAGAAGCGATATACTAAATGGAATTGACATTTTGTATAATCCAATTAAGAATATCTCAAGTTTATATTTGCAGTATAACCCAAACAACATTTTAGCGCTACAAGGAATCTCTGAGGCATACTTTAGTCAGTTTGCAATTAATTTTGGATCCAGAGTCCCATCAACTGGAACGGGCCCAAACAGTTCTATCGTATATCTAGATGAAGAAGGTAACTTGATTATAGAATTGGTAAATATGAAAGATTCAGAATCTGTAGAAGTCCAGATTCAGGTAAATGGATCTAAGTTTAGTGATACAATATATGAGGTGAATGAATAATGATAACTAATACTGGTAAAAATATTTTAGGTAAATACCTAATTGGGCAGGCTCCATCTTATGCTTCTTATATAGCCATCGGCTGTGGACCCCAACCAAAGGCCTCAGACCACGTTTTTAGCCCTTCAGAGAGGGAAGACTACCAGAACAGAACATCCCTAGAGTTTGAGATGGACAGGTGGCAAATTACTTCTCGTGGATATATTACAGAAAATCAAATAATTACTGTAGACGGTGTCGAGGTAGTTGTTCCAGTATCGAAGATAGTTTTTACCACAGAAATACCTTCAGATCCAAGATATGAAATCACAGAGGTTGGTGTATTTTCAGCAGGGGCAAACCCAGCAGCAGGCGCATTCGATAGTAAAATGCTTTATTCATTTACAACATCAGAAACATGGGAGTATCACAACTCTGAGGGCAAAGAGGATATCCCGCTGATTGAGACTCCACTAGACTATAACTCAGATACTGACAATAAGGACAATGTAATCCTTGGAGAATACAATATTTTAAGTGAAACTGTTCCTCAGTTCTGTCCAGTGTTTAGGGCATATGCTGATGATAGAGTGTTTAATGATGAAGACAGACTTGCCAGATACGAAAGGCCAAGATTTTTAAATGATGCAATGATGATTGTTGGAAACTTATCAAATCTAAGTGTTGGTAGCGATGGAAGAATTGTTGTGAATGAAACTACTCCTGGTGGACACATTCACAATATAGATCCATCTTTTAATCTAACCAAAAACTCCCCATTAGATGAGATTAAATTAGCCTTTTCAGTTGTTAATAAAAATCCAACAAATGATGAGTTTCCAGACCAAGTTATTCTTATGGCTGAATTTTCTAATTCTGATACTCAGGATCAAGGAGAATGGTCTAGAATGGAAATCATTATGAATAATGGAACAGATCCAGGAGAATATGATTTTACACAAAACAGATATTTTTCAATTTCTAAAAAGTTAAGCGAGTTGCACTCTAGCATTGGTGCAAACTGGGGAGACGTTTCTATTGTAAAGATATATGGATGCACAAAAAAGAATGGCCTGCTATCGGATAACTTCTATATATCTTTGGATGCAATGAGATTAGAAAATGTTACAAGTTTTAATCCACTATATGGACTCAGTGGATATTCAGTTATTAGTAACATTGGGTCTCAGCCAATAACAAAAGAAAAGGGAACCACTTCATATCTAGAATTTAGATTTGCTGTGGATGTTGTTTGATGGCTGAGGTTATTAAAAGGGTTAAGATATTAAAAAAGGATCTTCCTTTTAGAAATTCAACAACAAACTCTTATAACATTAGGTATAGGATTGTT